GAACCGGCCCGCAGCAACCTCGGCTTCGAGGTCGCGATTGCTGGTCGCGATCAAGCGGATGTCGACCCTTATCGGGGCCGTGCTGCCCAACCGGTCGATCTCGCGCTCTTGAATCGCGCGCAACAGCTTCGCCTGCAGGCGCGGGGGCATTTCGCTGATCTCGTCGAGCAGAAGCGTGCCGCCGTCAGCCTCCTCGAATTTGCCGACGCGACGCACCACGGCACCGGTGAAGGCGCCCCTCTCGTACCCGAACAGCTCGGATTCGAGGAGATTGTCTGGAATTGCGGCGCAATTCACGGTGACCAGGCGCTGCTCGCTGCGGCGGCTGTGCTGATGCAGATAGCGCGCCAGCATCTCCTTGCCGGTCCCACTTTCGCCGGTGATCAGGACACTGGCATCGGCAGGCGCGATCTGGCGCGCGACGGCCAGAAGCTCCCGCATCCCCGCGTCCTCGAACACCAGCTCGCCCGAAGCGTCGACAGGTTCCGCGGCGCTAGCCTCGACCACTCCGGGCTCGGCCGGCAGCGCCACGAACCCCTTGGCGCCGGCACGGTCGATCATGGCTGGAGCCCCCTTATGAAGCGCGGACCGCAGAGTGTTCCCGCGCTCGTTAAGGATGTCTTGCCATCGGCGCTGTGACGGAGGGACAGCGAGGTAGACTCAGGCGGCGCCTGAGGGGGCCCTCACGCCTGCGCGAAATCGGCCGGCGTTAACCCTATGTTAAGCGGCTGCGTGCTAGATCTGCCGATGCTTGGTTGTGATGTCGGTGCTCGCTTCGCGAGCTGTTCGGCAACCGGCCAAGTCGATGTCCTCCCTGACGTTGTGATGCCTCCCTGTTGAATTGGCCGCCGGTTCGCCGGCGGCCTCTTTGTTTGCGCCGACTGAACGTGCGCTTGGCTGAACAGCGAGGCGGATGCCAGCCGGTTCAAATGCCCCGGCGCCGCCAAACGGAGCGCGCTACTGGCTCGCCCACACGATCCGCGCGAGCCATCCGACGTCACCGATCGCGAATCGCTTGGTCTCCTGGCCCTGGGCGAAGGGCGCCAGCTCGACGCGCTGCGCCGTCCGGCGAACCAGCAATCCGGCGACCGCATCACCCTTGGTCGGCTTTAACAGCACGCGGTCGTGACGGCGAATGCTGGCGCCCGGCGACACGATGAGCAGATCGCCGTCGCGATAGGTCGGCGCCATGGCATCGCCATGGACTTCGAGGGCATAGGCGTGGCGGTCGTCGAGATTCGGGAAGTCGATCTCGTCCCAATCGGCGCCGACCGGGAAGCCGGCCTCGTCGAACAGGGTCCCCTGACGCGCCTGCTCCAGGGCGGCGCACCGCATCCGCTTCGCCGGCGGCTCGACCTTTGCTTTCGCCTCGTCGGACATCATCGCGACGAAGGTGCTAAAAGGCGTCTCGGTAGCGGTCAGAATCTTGGCCAGACTCTCCGTGCTGGGCCACCGAGCCTTGTGTTCCTTGGTGATGCGCTTGCTCGGATTGAAGGTCGTGGGGTCAAGCCCCGCGCGCCGTGCCAGGCCCGAAGGCGTCAAGCCGCGATGCCTGGCCAACCGGTCAATGCCACGCCACACCTCTTCATGGGTGAACATAGGAATCTGCCCCGACTAAGAATGCGATCCTGACGCAGCCTAGGAATCGCTGTTGCTCTTGTCAGTAGGAAGATCGGGCTGTTGCCTTGACAAACCCTACCTTCATGCCTTCTATATAGGCTCGTATTCCTCGTGTCCAGGTCAAATCAGTGCGCGCATGCCTTTTGCGCCTCGCTGCCATGCGGGCCGCGCGTGTCGCGATGCGTGCCGTCGCGGCTCGGGCCGGCCAGCAAGTATGTTCTCCAACCCTCAAGGAGGCAACTTGTGATCATCTCACAGGGGTCTGGCGGTCGCTCCGCCATGGTCGTCTTCGTCGACCACACCGAATGCTATTGGCTGCAGACATTGAAGCCTGGTTTTCGCCATTGTTTCGTGGCCTTCGAACATGCCCCTGCGTGGGTGATCTGTGACTCGCTCAAGTGCCACATGGAGCTGACCCTTCTGGATCTGCCCGAGTGGTTCGACCTCGGCCGACACTACGCGAACCAAGGACACCATGTCTTGGTCGGAAGGGCCGGGGCACGCGCTCCGAGGCCGGTGATGGCGGTAGCCCCGCTGACCTGCGTGAGCGTTGCCAAGCGTCTCTTGGCGGTACGTGCGGCCTGGGTGTGGACGCCATGGCAGCTCTTTTCTCATCTCCTGCATGCGCAACCGCAGGTTTGGCGGTACATCGCCCCCCGCGAGGCCCATGCCAGGCACGTGCACGCGAGCACCATTGACGCTTGACAAGACGCGCTAATAGGAATATAAGCCAGACCGTTCACGGGTGCAAGACGCTGCCCCAGAGCCGATCGGCGCAGCCGGCGGACCGAAACCCCAGATCGAATGCGGAGTGCTTTGATGGGTGAGCTCTCGCTCGAGGCTGTCTGGTCGCGCTACCAACGGGCCAAGAACCGCCGCCTGCGGTGGGAAAGCCTCTGGCGGGATTGCTACACCTACGTGCTGCCGCACCGCGGCGCCGGTTTTGGTGCCGAGTTCAGCCCGGGACGCAACCACGCCGAGCGAATTTTCGATGGCACCGCACCCGATGCGGTCGAGCAGCTTGCAGCTTCCTTACTCGCCGAGCTCACGCCGCCCTGGTCACAGTGGTTCGGCTTGGTTCCCGGACCACAAGTCAGCCCGCTCGAGCGAGGGATCTTCGCCGAAGGACTGGACCAGGTCACCTTGACGATCCAGGCTCATTTCGACCGGTCCAATTTCGCGGCCGAGATCCACCAAGCCTTCCTCGATCTGGTGAGCATCGGCAGCGCCACGCTTCTGTTCGAGGAAGCGCCGATCGGCGACCTCAGCGCCTTTCGACTGACCGCCGTGCCGATGGCCGAGATGTGGCTGGAGCCCGGCCCCGATGGGCAGATCACCGGACATTTTCGGCAGAGCACGTTGTCCTTTGACGCACTCCGCGCACGGTTCCCTGACGCCGATCTGCCGCGCAGCCTGCTCGACGAGTGTCTGCGCAACAGGGAGCTGTGTCTGCCGGTGATCGAAGCGGTGTTGCCGGCGGGGACGGGATACCACTACCTGGCCCTGCTCCAGCACGGCACCGATCAGCCGATGCTGCTCACGAGTGGTCGGTTCGAAAGCTCGCCGTTCATCAGCTTCCGCTGGCTGAAGGGCGCCGGCGAGGTCTACGGTCGCTCGCCGGTGATGACGGTTCTGCCCGACATCAAGACCGTCAACAAGGTCGTCGAGCTGGTGCTCAAGAATGCCTCGATCTCGGTCACGGGCATCTGGCAGGCTGATGACGACGGCGTCCTCAATCCGGCCAACATCCAGCTGGTGCCTGGCAGCATCATCCCGAAAGCCGTGGGCTCCGCCGGTCTCACGCCTTTGCAGGCACCTGGCCGCTTCGATGTCTCGAGCCTGATGCTGGAGGACCTGCGCGGCCGGATCCGGCATGCGCTGCTGGTCGATCGGCTCGGGGCGATCGGCAGTCGCAAGATGACCGCTACCGAAGTGCTCGAGCGTAGCGCCGAGATGACCCGACTGCTCGGCGCGACCTATGGACGCCTCCAGGCAGAGCTCCTGTCCCCGCTGCTAAGCCGGGCCATGGCCATCCTGCGCCGCCGCGGCGAGATCCCGGACCTTGCCCTGGACGGACGGCTGGTGGATCTGCGGCACAAATCGCCGCTCGCCCGTCTTCAGGCGCAGAAGGACGTGCAAAGCACCCTGCTGTGGCTGGAAACCACAGCGAAGATGGGCGCGGATGCGGTAGCCGCGGTGGATCTACCGGCGACCGCACGTTGGCTGGGTGATCGCCTGGGCGTGCCCGGCCAGCTGATCCGCGACATTCAGCTGCCGACGGAGCCTCTCCAGCTGACCGAGGCGCTGTTCGAAGCGAAGGAGCTGCAAGAGATGGATTCCGCCGATGGCCGGTGATCGCTCGCCCGCTGGCTGGGCCTGGTTCGAGGACCACGAGGCCGCGTCGCCCGATCCCGTCGAGACCACGCTTTGCCGAGCTTTTGCGCGTTGCTTTGCCGGGCCGGACGGGCAGCAGGTTCTCGATCACCTGACGCGGCTGATTCTGAACCGAAGGCTCGGACCGAGCGCGACCAACGCCGAACTCTGGCATCTCGAAGGTCAGCGCGGCGCAATCGCTTACGTGCTCGGCATGATCGAGCGCGGCAGCCGCTGACCTGGCTTCTGGCGCGCGTCTTCTGGTGAAATGATAGTGTCGACTTTAGGAGCGATGATGAGCGAAGAGCAATTGCAGGTGGCCGAGAATGCGGTCGAATCCGATATCGACGGAGCGATCGCGCCGGCACCCGAGACGACTTCGGGCCCGGCGTCTGAGCCGAGGCCCTCACGTCCAACCGGCGTCCCGGAGAAGTTCTGGGATGGCGAAGCCGGGTGCATTCGCACCGACGCACTCCTGAAGTCATACCTGGAGATCGAGCGCAAGCTCGGCTCGATGATCTCGCTGCCGGCGGACGATGCCGACCGCGAGGGCCGCAGCCGTCTCTATCGCGCCCTCGGTGTGCCGGATAGTCCGGATGGCTATCAGATTGCCTCGCGAAGCGATCTGCTCGAGCCGCGTCCTGAAATCAACGCCAAGCTCCATGCCGCCGGGTTCACGCCGGAGCAGGCGCAGCTCGTCTACGATCTGGCCGCCGACCATCTGCTACCGCTGGTAGGCGAGCTGCTCGACGAGTTCAACTCGGCACGCGACACCGACCGCCTCGCCAGTCGCTTTGGCGGCACCGAAGCCTGGCAGGCTCTGGCGGGCCAGATCAAGACCTGGGGCCGCGCCAATCTGTCGGATGAGGTCTTCAAGACGCTGTCGGCGAGCTATGATGGCGTGCTGGCGATGCATCAGATGATGCAAGTACCAGAGCCCGCGGTACTTCACGACGGCGAAGGGGCACAAGCCGCGCACGATCAGGGATCCCTCAGCCAGATGATGCGTGACCCGCGCTACTGGCGGGATCGCGATCCGGATTTGATCGCCAAGGTGACCGAGGGCTTCCGGCGCCTCTATCCGACCTAGCAGGACGCGATCGCACCGCTTCGCGGCATTGATGTTCAACCACCTGGTGCCCGGCCGGTCGGCCGGCGCCGAAGGAGACGTTCATGGCGAGACTCCGGCGCAAGGGGCTCGGCGCAACCGAGCTGGTTCGCGACAACGACGGCGCCAAGATGCCGATCATGCCCTGGGGCACGGTGCACACCCTGGCGCCGACCGAGGTCACACCGGCCCGCAATACGACGGCTATCTCCGCGGCATGCGGCGTCGTCAGCATCATCGCGATCGGCGGCGATGCTCACTTCAAGCAGGGCGGCTCGAACGTCGTGGCTACGGTCAATGACCCCTACCTGCCGGAAGGTGAGTGGCACGAGCTACCGGTGTTCGACGGCGCGGAGTGGAGCTACGTGTCGATCCTGGCCGCGAGCGGATCCGGCGACATCGTGGCGCAGATCTGCGAGCGGCAGTAGGCAATGACGGCACTTGGCCTGCGGTCGGCAGGGCGGCTCGCCTTGAGTCCAAGGCGACGGCGCCGCTCCACGGTTCCGCCGGAATCACCCGACCAGATCAGCTCCCTTGCGTTCTGGTATGACGCGGAAGCGAGCCCCACGATCGAGGCCGGCGGCGTGATCGAACGCTGGGATGATCTGAGCGGCAATGGCAGGCACGCTGGTCAGGCCGTCGGCAGTGAACGTCCGCTCAAGGTAACCGATGGCGAAGGTCGCCATGTCATTCGGTTCGATGGCATCGACGACACGCTGGCGGTCACTAGCGCGCCGAGCCTGGCGACGGGCGTCACGCTGTTCTTGGTGTTTGTGGTCCGCGCGCGCAGCGATTTCTCAGGCATCGTCTCGGTGGCCGCCGCCACCGGCGTCGACCATGAGGCGTTCTTCAGCCTGCAGAACGCAAGCGCGGCGAGTGGCAAATTCCAGTGGCTTGGTCGCTCCGCCGAGTCGGACCCTCTGGTGATCGAGCGCGATGACAACGCAACGATTTGTCTTGCGCTCCTCTCCGCCACGGCCGGCAACGCACGCTTCCACGATCTGGATGGTCAAGGGTCGGATACTTACGATGGAGCGTTTGCGACGCCCGACCAGATCATCGTAGCCGGCCACTACAACAACGGCACGTTCGGATACAGCGCCATCGACGTCTATGAACTCGGCCTCTACATGCGCGCCCTCGGCGCGGGAGAGAGGACCGCGCTCTACGACTATCTCAGGAACAAGTATGGACTTTAGGTATGGTTGATCGCACGCCACAGGAGTTCGGCGGAATACCGGACGGAGTCACCGACAGCACGGCCGCGATCCAGGCCGCCATCGATGCTGCGGGACCGGCCGGCGACGACGTTGTGATCGCTGGGGGAGTTTTCCGTACCAGCGGCCAGCTGAACTGCCCGTACGACGCCCTGCAGATCAAAGGTGACGGCGGGATTCAGGCGATGGCTGGCAGCTGGTCCAGCGGGGCGGCAATCTTGGAAGTCACCGGAACCGGCGTCATCGTCGATGGTGACGGATTGTTGCTCGACCAGGCCAACGTCATTCCAACCGGCCACAGCGTGCGCGGTGCCGGCGCGGTCGGACTGACGATCGCGGGGGTGACTTCGCGCAACTCGCAGGGCGCCTTCTTGCTGCTCGGCGACGGCTGCACCGATGTGCTCGTGCATGGAGTCGACCATCGAGGCGGCGGCTACGGGATTCTCGCCGCCGACCCCCAGGGCCTGGCCCGGATCAGAATTCGCGACAGCGAATTCGAGCACTCGGGTCTCGGTCCTACCGGCGATGGGATCCGGCTGAACTGTGCAATGCATGGCGGCGACGAGGTCGAGGTCACCGGTGTCACCGTGCGCGGCTATATTGGTGAGGCGGTAGGCCACGGCTCGGGGTACGGCTTCGTCCGTGTCACCAACACGCACGTGTTCGGGTGCATTGCCGAGATCTGCGAAAGCGACGGGTTTCGTTGGCAGCAGCAGAGCCACGACGCTGTGGCTTTCAACTGCCGCGCGCTGAACTGCGGCAGGCCGGACCATGTCGGCGACGGCGGCTCCGGCTTCATCGTGTATGACTCGAGCCGCTGGCATGGCGAGAGCCTGCTCGCGCTCGGCTGCTGGTACCATGGCATAGCCCTGAGCGGACAGAACAGCGTGTCCCATCCAGTGGACAACGTCATCGACCGCTGCAGTGCTCTCGACATCGGGCGCGACTGTTTCCACCTCACAGCCCAGGCAGGCGCGACGATCACCCGCTGCCACGCGCGCGACCCTTCGGGTAACGGTGCCGGCATCTACGCCGCCTATCACCTCGCGAGACAGGGTGGCGCCACGCTGGAGAATCTGGACTGCGTGGGCCACAACAACACGGTCATCTCGACCGGTGCCACCACCCCGCTGGGTGATACGGTCGTGCGTGCCCAGAGTATCAACTGCGAGGTGAACGGCGTCAGCGTAGGCGCGACTCTCACTCGTGTCACCGAGGACGGCACGATTCGCCTCACGGAATCCGGCGAGGAGCGCCTCCTGGAGGCGGCTTGAAGCAGGGGCGGCCTCATCGAGATCGTCCGGTACCTCGCTTACAGGTTTTGTTGGTCGAAGCGGCGGCCTAACCCGCGCCCAGGCGCGGGCCCGCACGAGCTTGACCCGCCGAGGTGGAGCGGATCCACCCAGACCGCGGCCCGTGCGTGCGACGGAAGGCTGATGCCACCGCCGTCCGAGGCGGACCAACCGCGCGTCGTCTCTCGGTCTTAACTCCACGGAGGGACGAACGTGTCCACTACGATCGACCAAGCCTTTATCAAGCAGTTCGAGGAAGAGGTCCACCAAGCCTATCAGCGGATGGGATCGAAGCTGCGCAACACCGTTCGCCTGAAGAACGGTGTCCGGGGCAGCTCCACGGTCTTCCAGAAGGTCGGCAAGGGCAGCGCCGCGACCAAGGCGCGGCACGGCAAGGTGCCGGTCATGAATATCGACCACACGCCGGTCGAGTGCCAGCTGCTCGACTTCTATGCCGGCGACTGGGTCGATCACCTGGATGAGCTCAAGACCAATATCGACGAGCGCCAGGTGCTCGCCAATGCCGGCGCCTTCGCCCTCGGCCGCAAGACCGACGAGCTGATCATCGCCGCCCTCAGCGCGACCGTGACCGCCGCTGGTGCCGGCTCTGACGGGCTGACCAAAGCCAAGGTCCTAGAGGCGTTCGAGCTGCTCGGCGACAAGAATGTTCCAGACGATGGTCAGCGCTTCGCGGTGATCGGCTGGAAGCAGTGGTCGGAGCTGCTCCAGCTGCCGGAGTTCGCCGACGCCGACTTCGTCGGCGCCGATGAGCTCCCCTGGCGCGGAACCCAGGCGAAGCATTGGCTCGGCACCCTCTGGTTGCCGCATTCCGGCCTGGAGCTCAGCACCAGCGTTCGCCGCTGCTTCTGGTACCACCGCAGCGCGATCGGGCACGCCATCGGTCAGGAGGTCGCCACCGACGTGACCTGGCATGGCGACCGGGCTGCTCACTTCATCTCTAACTCGATGAGCCAGGGCGCATGCCTGATCGATGCCGACGGCGTCATCGAGATGCCTTGCCTGGAGAGCTAAGCATGGCCTACGCCCCCAAGAACCTCAGTGCCCTCGCCTATGCCAACGGCTTCACGCTGTGGCACTACAAGACCCCTGACCAGCCAGCTGAGGTCGATACTTCCGGATACTTCAACGACGCGGCGACCATGCTGCGCGCCGGCGACTTCATCATGGCCAATACCAATATGGGCGGCGAGGTGCAGAGCGGCATGTTCATCGTGACGTCGAACACCGGCACGATCGTCGATGTCGCCAACATGGCCGACTTCAGCTCGCTCAACATCGACTAGACCATCGACATCCCGGTCCGGCGCACAGCAGCGCCGGGCTTTTCACCAGTGCTCGGGCGAGACGTTCGATGGGCGTCTCGCCCGGCCTGGCCTCCTCCGCCGCCGGGTCTACTGCCCGCCGGTCTGGCCCGTGTCGGCCACGTCGTTGGGAGACGGCTAATGCCAAGACTGCTCGCGATTGCCTTGTTGATCTTCATGACGTCGATTCCAACCGGCTGGCCTGCAGCCGCGGTGGAAGCCGGGGGG